CTCCTCCAATACTTCCTGCACAGTGCTACCAGTCGTGCTTATTCCTAACTGTTCAAGAATTTCATTCAGTTTCGCCATTAATGAGCCCTCGGTGCTACTGCCGCCGCTGTCGGTCGTCGTGCCGACTGTAGTAATAATCTGCTGTACAGATGTTTCCTGTGCCACATCCTCAAGGGAGGTGTTAATGGCGTTTACCTCCGTCTGTGTGGCATTGACCTGCTGCATTAAATAGTTGTATCCGTGCTGTTCTGAAAGACCTACCTCCGTGCCGTTGGGACTTATATACTGTCCCTGTGTCCAATCCTCGGGAAGGTCTGCGGGTAAGTTAGCCATTTGTCGTCGCCTCCTCTATAGGTAAATAATGAGTAAATACAGCCTGTCCGGTTATGGGTACATATACAGGTGAAGTCGTCAGCACATTACCGTTGCTGTCCAACAATTCCAGCTGCGTTACCGTTGCCGCCTGTGCCTCTGTAACCGTGTACTGTATTACCGCTGTATTTGTATCTGTTTCCTTTGTAAGCGTTGATATTGTAACGGTGCCGTTAACTCTAGCCGACGCCACTATACCAATCACGCTTGATGCTGTCGAATTAAGCAGTTGTTGCTGTATGCTTTCCTGTGCGGGCACGACCAGCACCTCCTTTGTTGTCGATGTTGCAAATGGATTGACACCAAGAGCCCAAGAGCCCAGTTTATAATTCCAGACAAGGTCCGTAAGCTCAACGCTCTCGTCAATCGTCATTGCTGATGTTGTAACCGGCTTGTTTATGTATACGATATGTGCCGGTTTTATCTTGTTTATCGTATAGAGTACTTCGTTATAATACTGCTGATTTTCCGAGGAGCTCTCAATGTATAGCGTATAATTTGGATAGTCGACGTTTACCGTCCACTGTCCCACACCGATAAGCTCGTCTAATTTTTGATACAAAAAGCCAAGCGTAAACGGAGGCTTAGTGCTAAGACGGTTTAATACACGAAATCTGCGGAAATCCAGCGTTTCAACTGATGGATTGGGCACTATACCAAATATCTGCTCCCACATCGACACCGCTCCCTCATCCATTGTCTGAAAGAAGAAGTTGTCCGCCACTTCGTGTATGGCATTGGCCAGCGCCTCGAACTGTTCCGTCTCAGTTGCGCATATTTCCTGAAAATCGGCTATCTGCTTAAACCAGTCCGGTAAATAGTCAATTATATTTGAATTAACTTCCCACATTTAACGTCACCGTCCCTATTATGGGCACCTGCTGTGTAGTGCCGGTCTGCGTTAGTGCTATGTCTGCAGTTCCGCCATTAAGTGTCACATTTGTGGCATTGACAACACCAGTAACGCCAATTATGGCGGCTATTACCTGCGCAACAAATACATTTGATGCGTACTCAACGCCGCCCTGTACCAATGGTGTGGCCCAGTTTTCACGGATGCCCAACAAATAATTGCTGATCGCTGTTTCAACGGGTGTTTGCACCTGCCCTATCTCGTAGCCCGGGGACAGTGTCAATGTCGCCTCAACATTTATAGTGACTGTTGTCGGCGCAACCACTGTGACCTGTGCGCCGATGGGTGCCATACCAAGACCAAGCCCCTGATTAGGCGGAGGATCAACAGCATTTTGCACATTTTCAACAAGCGTAGGTGATGCCGGGTTCCAGTCTGCACCAATAACAGACAGTTTGACTGTGCCGCCGCCGTTCCAGGTAGGATATACTTGCACACCGCCGACGCCGTCAATGCCGCCCACATATTCACGATATGCCGCCACATTGCCGCCGAAGGGTTTTTCGTTTAAAGCCGTTATTAAACGCTGGCGAAACTCGTCGTCTGTTTCCTCGTCATCACCGGGAACCAATATGTCCGTAATCTGCGCTGTTGTCAGGCCTTGTATGTATGTTATGGGTAATATTGACCCCGTGTAATCGTTGCCGATGGTTCCCACGGTCTCCGCTGTAAGCTGGAATTGATTGGGGTTGTCTGTCGTTGCTGTGGCTATGAAATTAATACTTGCATCGCCGTTGACGGTTGAGAACCTAGACCCCAAGGGTATCGGCTGATTAAACACTCCCAGTCTGACTGCTGCAGATGCCGGATAACGTGTTATATTGGCAATGACAGCAATCTTATCCAGCGAGGAGCCGACGGCCGTCTGCACATATGCCGCCTGCTGCACCTGGTTAAGGGTCATATAAAACTCCTCAAACGCATACGCAGCGGGGCCGATGGCTGTCTGAATGATGCCGCCCTCGCGCTTGTCGTATGTGTTGGGAACATTCCCCATCATAGTATTTAATAAATTGGCGTATGTATCGCCGCTGAAATCAATCACGCAAGGCTCACCTCCATTGTCTGCTGTACGCCGCCGTATACCGTGTTAACTGTTAAACTGGCGGTCATAGTGTCGCCGTTTACTGTATATGAAAAGTCGCTTATCCCTGTAATACGGTTATCCACGGAAAATGCGTCAATCATCCTCCTTTGTAGTTCTGACGCCACAAATCCGGGGGACTCACCGATTAAGCCTTCCCACTGCATCCCAAAATATGGGGAGTATATCTGCCAGCGGAAACGCTCAATATTTAAAATTATTTCGATTGTTTGTTTGACTGCTATATACCCATCACAAAACCCCGCTATCTGGTGGGTTGTTGGGTCCACATACCAGGTCTTTGTTGGTGACTGTTGGAATACCACACCTTTTGTCAGGTCAATGGTACTTTCCGGCAATGTTGCCATTGTTATTCACCTCAATTCTCAAATGAAAAAACACGGGACAATATAATAAACTTCTGGCCCTTTTGTACTCGCAACAGGAGGACTTTGTCGCCGACCTCCAGGGCGCGGTTGAGTATTATATAGCCGTCTTCAATTGGAAGCGGCTGCCCGTGTTCATAGCAAATTATGTCCTGTGTCTGGTCGCTGTTTGCGCCCTCTGACACCAAAGATGTAAGGGTGGGATATGACCCCGTCAGATTGGTGG